GCTATGGATATGGCGGTTACGGGAAGTCTCATTACGGACAACCTGTTTTTCAACTTGGCGTAGCTACATCCGCTCAAACATCATCTATGTCTGCAATAGGCAGACAAATAGATCGTGGTGTTGCAACCATTGCACAGACATCTGGAATGTCTGCAATTGGTACTCAAGTTGATCGTGGATCTGCAACCATAGCACAAACCAGTGGCATGACCAGTGTGGGCCATAGAGTCCATCTTGGTTCAAGCACAATAGCACAAACTTCTGGTATGAGTGCTGTAGGTACTCAAATTGATAGAGGCTCTGCAACGATAGCTCAAACCTCGTCTATGACAGCCGAGGGTCGATATACCATAGCAGCATCTTCTACAATTGCAGCATTATCAGATATGTCTGCCATTGGTACACAGATTGATAGAGGTGCATCAACCATCTCACAAACAAGTGGATTTTCAGCAAGTGGTGGTCTAAAATGGGAGGTAATACAGAATCCTGATACTACCTGGACTCAATTAACAAAAGAACAAGCGGCATAATAATATGGCAGATACATACACAACTAACTTAAATTTAACCAAGCCTGAGGTTGGAGCAAGTACCGATACATGGGGCGGAAAATTAAACACCGACCTCGATACTTTAGATGGTATTTTTGCTGATGCAGGAAACGGAACAAGCGTGGGCCTTAATGTTGGCTCTGGTAAAACTTTAACAGTTGCAGGAACACTATCATCTAGTGGAACTTTAAACTCAACTGGAACTTTGTCTATTGGCGGTGTAACAATTACTGCAACAGGAACAGAGTTAAATTATACTGATGGGGTAACATCTGGCATACAAAGTCAGCTTGATACAAAAGCAACAACAGGAAAAGCTATAGCAATGGCTTTGGTTTTCGGATAAAATTAGGACAATATTATGGCAAATCCAAATTTAGTAAATGTAACTTCGATATATGCAAATAGCATAAATGGAGCTTTAACAACAACTCTCACAACTGATTTATTAACTTGTGCAAGTGATAAGGTTATTAAAATTAATAGCATTGTCGTTGCAAACATTGATGGCACTAACGCTGCTGATGTAACAATGGGAATTATCAAAAGTGGTGGTTCAGTAGTTTTATTTGCTTCAACTATCTCTGTTCCTGCAGATGCTACTTTGGTTCTTATTGATAAGAACTCAAGCATCTATCTTGAAGAAGGAGATGTATTAGAGGGTGGTGCAAGTGCTAATGGAGATTTAACTTACACCATTAGTTACGAAGAACTAGATGACGCTTAAGGAGTACAAATATGGCTCACTTTGCAGAACTTAATTCAAGCAACGAAGTATTACGAGTAATAGTAATATCCAACGATGATGTAGAAGCTAACGGAGGAGAATTATCCTCTGAGGCAGAAACATTTGTAGCATCTATTGTTCCACACTTAGAAGATGGAACAGCTTGGAAACAAACTTCATACAACAGTAATTTTAGAAAACAATATGCAGGTATAGGTTATACCTATGATGCAAGTAAAGATAAGTTTATCTTGCCACAACCTTTTCCCTCTTGGTCATTAGATTCTAACGATGACTGGGAGGCACCAGTTACCTATCCAACAATTACAGAAATAAATTCAGAACCAGTCTTAATTTCTTGGGATGAAGATAATCAAAAATGGTTAGGAGCAACCCATACTGGTGATCCAATAGTTACAACCAATTACGAATGGGATGCTACTAATCTGCAATGGAATGAGGTCTAACCATGGCTAGTTCTAATGGCGGAGTAGTAGGTGTCGATAATCCTCCAGTTGAGCAACCCGAAACTATAACTACATTTAATTCAAGCGGTACTTTAACTACAGCACCTTATACAACTTCTATATCTGTTTTAGTTGTAGCAGGAGGCGGTGGCGGTGGAGGAAACGATAATGCGGCTGGGGAAGCAAGATCATCAGGAGGCGGAGGAGCAGGTGCATTAATTACCAATACCTCTCTTTCTGTTACAGGAGGTTCTTCTTACCCTATCACCGTAGGTGCAGGTGGTGCAGGGGGAACTGGTGCGCCTGCTAATGGAACTCTTGGATCAACAGGTAGCAATTCTTCTTTTACAGGTAGCTATGTAGCCAATGGAGGCGGAGGTGGCGGTAAATATAACCGTGGCCCAGGTACATCAGGCGGTTCAGGTGGCGGAGGTGGTAATTTTGGTAGTGGTCCCGGTGCTTCAAACCAACCTACTATTTCAGGTTGGACTGTTTACGGAAACGCTGGTGGTAGCGGAGCTGATTCAGCACCCAATTATGGTTCAGGTGGCGGAGGTGGTGCAGGTGCTGTTGGAGGCAACGGATCAGGTTCTGCTGGAGGAGCAGGAGGTGCTGGCATAGCAGATTCAATTTCAGGATCAAGTGTGACTTACGCTGGTGGCGGAGGAGGCGGACAATATGGAACTGACGGAGGAGCTGGTGGCTCTGGCGGTGGCGGAGATGGAAAAGGTAACGCTAACGGAATAGCAGGAACAGCAAATCTTGGTGGCGGAGGCGGAGGGTGCGGTCATTTAAATGAACCAACCCCTGGGATTTACAATGGTGGTAATGGTGGTTCAGGCGTAGTTATTACCAAAGAAGCTGCAGGACCTTACAAAGCCTCAGGAGTATGGGATATGAACGCCCTTTATGACAATGTGAAAGCAGGGACATGGACCAATGCCTAGATTAATCGGAGCAGTATTAAATCCTAAACTTCAGCCTGAAAAAATTAACACCTTTAATTCTACTGGAACACTAACCACTCAACCTTTAACAACAGAAGTTGAATACTTGGTTGTCGCAGGAGGTGGCGGTGGCGGTTCTTATTATTATGGAGCAGGCGGAGGAGCAGGTGGTTATTTAACAGGCACAGGCAATCCTGTTGCTGGTGGCTCACCTTACCCAGTAGTAGTTGGTGGTGGAGGTGCAGGAGGTACTTCTCCTGGAACACCTGCACCAACTGTCCCTGGTATTGGTAGTAAAGGCTCAGATTCAGTTTTAGGTACGCCATCTCCAATTACCTCAGAAGGTGGTGGTTATGGTAATTCAGCAGGTGCACCTGGCAACTATGGACAAGATGGTGGACCAGGAGGATCAGGTGGTGGATCAGGTGCTGCTGTCCCTGGTTATGGACCAGCTGTATATCCATCCACGGCAGGAACAGGCGTTCCAGGCCAGGGAAATCCTGGGGGTACATCCAATAGTCCTTTTCCAGGTTATGATGGACAAGGCACATCAGGTGCTGGCGGAGGAGCAGGTGGTGTTGGTACTAGTGCTACTTGGTACCCAGCTGGAACACCACTCCCTGGTGTAAATCCAGGCGGAGCAGCAGCAGGTGGCGTAGGTTTAGAAAATTCAATTACAGGTTCTCCTGTTTTTTACGCAGGAGGTGGCGGTGCAGGTGGTTATTATCTTGGAACAGGCGGAGCTGGTGGTAATGGAGGCGGCGGAGCTGGCGGTGGACCATCAGGAGGAGGCGTAAACGGAACTGCTAACTTAGGTGGCGGTGGCGGTGGTGCACAACATATCGCTACTTCTCCAAGTGGAGTAGGTGGTTCAGGTGGCTCAGGTGTCGTTATCGTAAAAGAAGCTGGAGTTAATATTGACACATCAAGCTGTTGGGATTTAAGAACAGTCTTTAGAGAAGTCAAAGCTGGTAATTGGAACGGATAACAACAACCTATCTTTTAAACCACATCTAAATTATACTGATCTCTTAAGAGAGAGAAGATGAATCTAAAATACTATTACTGGTACTTTCAATCAGCTATACCTGAAAGAATATGTGATGAGATTGTTCGTTATGGTAAAGAGCAAGATAAAAAAACCGCCCTTACAGGCGAAGCTGATGAAAGCAACTTAACCAAGCTAGAACTTAAAAACATTCAAAAGAAAAGAAAGTCTGATATTGTATGGATGTCAGATAGATGGATATACAACGAAATACATCCTTACATACATCAAGCAAATGCAAGTGCTGGTTGGAATTTTGAATGGGATTTTAGCGAGGCTTGTCAATTTACCGAATACAAGAAAGGTCAGTTTTACGATTGGCATTGTGACTCTTACGAAGAACCTTACAATAATCCTGAAAATCAAAATGTGCATAACAAGTTAAGAAAACTTAGCATGACTGTATCT